CGTAACAGTTGCAGGCATAACCTGCCAGTCAGGTAAGCTCATTTCAGGGCTTACCTTCAACCATCGCCCCCAAGAGGGTGCGACGGCTGTCCTCTGTCGATACCGCACCGCTTCGTCCCGGGAAGGACGAAGCGATATTGTATCGTTGGTACAAGAACCGTGTAAGGCACTAAGATAGTGACCTGCCGAATTGTAAAATCTCGGCTTGCCCTTTGCAGGGGCCCTTACATACCCATCCTTAAACCGCAATTTAGGAGCATCCGCCGCCATCTTACGATAGACGAACGAACCATTGGAATTTACTCCAACTTCTCCGCATTCCGATAAAGGAAGCTTGAAGCCCGCATCATCATTCTCCCACAAAGGAACCCTGAGGTTTCCTAGGGAAAGGAGATAACGAAACGTAGCTGGTAACTCGACAGAATGGCTGCTAGACCACCCTAGGAGTCGGTTAAAGATAACGTAGTGAGTAACCTGAGGATTCACATCCTTAAGGTAAACACCGCGAACATCGACACCCTTCCAGGCATCTAGTCCGCAGGACTCTTTAAAGAAGCCTTCGTTAAAGGACTTCTTCTCGTTTACGTAGAAACCAAGAATGTTCAGGACTTTGATGACAGTTGCATAGGCTTGCGGCCTAACAACTATATCGTCACCAAAAACACTCCAGGTCCGGCCAAGTAAGCCGTCCACGGGTTTAATCCCCATGACCTTATAAACGCTACGTACGACAGCACTAAACAGTATTGTCTGCAGCGGAAAAGTGAAGCCATTGCCCATGGTTGAAACCATGTGTAACGGTATCACAGACCCGTCCGGACACTCCGTTGCTGAAGCGCGCAACAGCAGTAGTAGTTCATACCACTGCTTAGGAAGCACGTTCGAGAGCATCTTAAGAGACATACTATCACTCGCCGAACTTAAATCGATAGTAGCAAAACTACCGTCGAGGGACCCCTTCAACGCCATACCTCTATTAACTAGAGGTTGGTTCGAAAGGTCAATCCCCCAAGTTCGCAAACGGCGTTCAAGAACCGTAGCGAGACCTAGCTGATACATCATGTTCAAACTAGGCTCCGTACATATCGTACGGCTTATGGTGTTGTCTTTGGGAACAAAAGAGATTCGGTTGCAGTCCGTTACAACGACCTCACACTCCTGAGAACGGCGCTCTTCAGCGTCGTTCCATAGGGGGAGACTCGATGTGTAACGCTTGTACATATTGTACAAGACAGGCTTAGTGCAAGATAGCGTTCCAGCAAATAACTTCGAGTAGAAGTCATTGCCGGCCGCCTTAAGACTTGCACCCGGTCCGAGCTTACCTAGTTCTAGTAGATAATACGGATTCTCTACAAGCCCTGTTTCAGTGCAAGATGCCCAACCCTCACAAGAGTTGTAAGCACCCTTCTTGAACCAGAAATTATAAAGATCAGCACGAAGCTCACCGAGGATAACATCCTCAACGAGCGACCTGTTTTCTGATAACACCCAATCCTCACACCGTTTGTTAACGGATAGGAACTTGCCTAACGCCAATTGCTCAGCATCAGACTGAATGTCATCAGGATGCTTCTTGAGGAGATTATCCACAAGAAGCACCGCAGCCACTTGACGTGGCGTGCTACCGGGCTCAACAGTGAGCGGGTATAAACCCGCATTGATGAGATCCTGTAAGACCCTCTCTAAAAGAGCGTTACCATTTACTGGCATAACATACCCCATGTCGAGAAATAGGAGAACGAAAGATAGCCGAAGCTACGAGATCAGCTTAGAAACTGATCCAGTCGAACCTTCAATGAAGCCTCCCACGCCTACACCGCTCAGAAGAGCAATAGCAAGCTTGAGGAACTTCAATACCAGCGATTTTGTGATTTTCATCACAGCACCGCTGTTATCACCGTGTCGCCGATGCCAGCAGAGGCTTGAGCCTCGGCACCGAAATGCGCAGAAAGCGCCGCACGGATGTTAATCGAATCATAGCTATCAGCACCCGCAGGAGTGCGGATGATAGTTTCGATAGTCATGAGTCGAGGAAGGTTGTTCGCCGCGATATTGACGCCTTTACGGGTCAATATTCGGTAAACATTCTCTCCTACCTTACCGTAGAGACCTGCCACAGTTACAGGGATCCCGATCAAAGTCGCCACTTGGCGAGGTCGGGTAACTGTAATCGTGAAAGGGTCGGACGCAGAGTTGGCACGGTTTGAACCGTTACCAGCCATTGCGGTGACCGCCACCTGATAACCATTGCTGGCATCAGGTGCTCTATCGGCGACAATGGTTGCTGAGGGGGACGTTTGTCCCGTCTGAGCAGCACCAGTAATCGGCGAAGTCAGGGTTACTGACATAGTTTGTGTTTCCTTTGAGTTGAAGATCTCCGTCAAAGACGGAGTCGATTGTTGAGGTTTTCACTAACCTTTCGGGCTTGCCAGACCGCCGATGCCAGGTTAAGCATCTGCACGGCCGAGGGCACCGAAAAATGAAAAACAGGACTAAAATTCGCCGCGGTCGCCTCAATGGGCGCACGAGCGTAAGTCTGAGTTTCAATTTCAACGATAGATGGAGACACCACCAGACTGCCCAACTGTTGAAAGTTGGCAGAAGAAGCTGGTAAACCCGAAATACCACAATCTACCCACGTTTCCGTGACTAAAGTTGTGACGGCTCGGTTAACCCACAATATATCAGCATAGGATGCCGTATAAGCAGATAAGTAATCATCCACGTTCAAGGCATAATCTAATGCCCACGACCAAGGAAACAGTTCCCACAAGCTTGGTATAAAGTTCTCGGGCGTAAAACCGAACTCTCGCGAGAGAGAAGGTTCATGCTCGGGATACCCTACACAAGCAGTAAAGGAAACTTTACCCTTGATTTCAACCTTACGACGTGCCGTAATCCTACCATTGCTAGTAGGACCAAGCGGGACAAGGAGCCCCGAGAGAACCCAGTTAGAGTCCTCATACACAGCGCTGTCCGGAATCTGTTGATTCCATTCAGCTCGACCATGGATCTCAGTCCGCGTTAGGAGATGCCCCGATTGACGGAGCAGAGCTCTGTTTGCATCTTGAAGATCCAGGAGAGTAGGCTGGACCCCGAATTTCCATTCGAGGTATGTACCAGTAAGCGCGTCCATAAGAGCGCGCCTCCGTACCGTGTTGCGTGAACCTGACTGCCGTCTATTTGAGCGGCTAGCCAGCCCATTCCCTCTTCTCAGTGTGCCAGTAGTCAGTGCTGCCAGCCCGCGCTTATTAGCTAGGGTTAGGTAATCACTGATGCCACTGCGTAGTGAGCTCAGGGGATGACGCATTTGATGTAACGTTTTATGGATCTCTGCGAGGAATGTAGTTCCGTCCATAGCCTGACGAGTGTCACGCATAGCGGAAACGAACTTAGACCGAGCTTTGTTCTCTACACTAGAAGGCACTGAAATGTCCGGTGCAACGCTGTTAAAGGTCACATGACCATTACCAGAAGTGCTATAGGGCCACCATTGCGATACGGAGTTTTGTCTCCATTGCGCATAAGTTTTCCAATTTCCAGAACTCAACACGCGAACCTTACGGCTCGCGCGCGAATAAGGAGTGGAAGCATCTCGGCCGTGAGCCAACCGATTACGCCAATCTTTGACACTACTACCGGTTGCGGTATCATTAATTAAAATGGTACTCCCGATAGTTTGATAAGGATTCTGAAAACTCAGAGTCCTTCGTCCAGGCTTATTTCGGTTCAATTTCTCTCCTCAAAGAAGGGCATTACCCCTCACGTTGTAGTGGTATATGGATCAACGGCGGGTCTATGGAGGCCCGCCATCATTGTCCATAGCAATTGCAGCTACATCGAAACGATAACTGCAGATCAAGATGAGCATCATCTAAGTCTTTGCGTCGATAGTTTAGGTCGACAAGAAATAGATAATTTAATCAACTAGTTTACTCTAGTCGAAGCCCAAGCCTAGGCTTACGCCTACGCAGGAAGCCCCCTC